TTGTAATACTTGGTGCTCCTGCCGTCTGTGAAGAACAGGTTTGTCCCCAGCTGGGCCGAGAAGATCACCGGGACATTCCGCTCCAAAGCCGGGGTGGTCAGGTCTCCACCGCTGGCGACGCTCGTCCACTCCAGTTCATCGAACTCCTTGACCACGCCGCCAGACACGGCGATCCGGACAGTCTGCCTCTTGGAAGTCGAGTTCTGCGGGTTCAGGGAATACGCAGCTGCACACGAAGATCCCGTATGAGTTGATGTACCGGCACCGTGGGTTGCGATCCAGTCATCTGCGGGAGTGGCCGCCTCGGTGATCCTGGCGACATTGTCGGAGGAAGCATTCTTGAACAGCCGGAAGCCACCCTTGTCGTCGGCTCTGATGACGTTCCAGTTAGTAACGCTGTGCGCGTCTCGATTACCTGCAAGGGCCCCGGTGTCGAGGTCGGTAACCCATCCAACAGAACTGCCTGTGCCATAGACGTTACCCCCACATATCCCCAGGCGGGAGTTCACAGGATCATAGGACAGAGACCGGCTGGTTCCCGCGTTGGTTTGTTGCCAAGCCTGCACTCCAAACTTGCTCACCTTGGTCACGGCATGGCTCAGGGTGGATCCGCTGCGGGTGAGGCAGTAGAAGTTGCCCAGCCCGTCACTGGAAATGTCCAGTTCCTGGTTGGTGTCAGTAGGTGTCGCGTCCGGGGCGTAGGTCTGCAACTCCTTGGACAGGATCTGCTCACCCGTCTCGACATCGATCAGCTGCAGCGACAGTCTCGCGTTGTGGGAGATCGTGAACGTGCCAGACCCGCCAGACTGCGTCAGCGTGATCTTCTTGTTCGTTCTGGAGGACCCCTGCTGGGAGACCGCGACGGCCACGCTGCTTCCGCCACTATCCGTCACCGTGGGGAGAACAATATCCTGCAGCTGAAGATCTTCCTGAAACTCGATCGTCACCGGGCTGGTCCCCAGGGGACCGCCACTCACGGCAATCTTGTTGGCATCAAGATGGGACAGCGCCACCAGCTTCTCCTGCACGGAGTTTCCAGAACTCCCCGTGGCAGCAGCGTTGTAGGCAATGCTCGCGGTGACAGTGTCAGCGGATCCAGCGGGAGCACTGTCGTTGAGGCAGAGCATCCCGATGACCCCGTCCGTCTCGGTCATCAGGTTGATGGGCTTATCGTCGTACCCGCTGCTGGGATAGAAGTGCTGGAAGTTGGCGGTGGACTGGTTCTGGGAAACGATCCAGAAATCGCTCTGGGTTCCGCCACCGCTGGCAGCGTCCAGCAGGTTGCCGGTGGATGTGCTCATCCTGTAGATGGCCTCACCATTGACGCCGCTGATGTTCTTCACCCAGATGTAAAGGATGTTCCCAACCACGACCATCCCACGCACCTGACGTGTCTCCGAGGTCAGCTGTACGGTGGGTGAATTAGCGTTCGTCCAGTCGAGAGAAACCGTTCCCTTCTTGTTGATCTGCCGGACGATCAGCTTGTGGGCGGCGTCCAGTGTCGCGATGTAACCGAATCCGTCCCGGCCCCAGACACTGAGGTTGAACACCTCGGTGCTGACCCCGCCATCAGATCCCACTTGGGCACCATCCGGGTCGACCAGGAGAAACGAGCCATCCGTGGACTCGTTCATGATCGCATGGCCCTTGCCAGACATCGGGGTCAGGTCCGACCACGCGAGATGGTTGATGTCCTGAATCCGCCGCGTCTGCGTCGTATCGTGGGCCGTATCGAGATACTTCGTCAGCCCAGGCCGCTGGCCACCCCGTGCCCTTCCACTGGACTCGGAGTTCAGGGTGCTGGCAGTGTCGGGGGACGAGGCTGGGAACGGACGCACGTTCTGTGCGTCAACAGTGGTCCCTTCAGGCTGTAGCTCGTAGCCAGAGCCCTCGTGGATCCCGTTGAACGGGAAAGCCATCGTGAACACGCTTGGCTGACGAGGCATCCATGCTCCCTCTTGGCACCATCAGATGCTCGCTACGAACAATTCAAGGTCACACGAGGCTGTGTCAGCATCTGCCGTGATATCAACCAGGTCGCCAAACGTGTTCGTCGTCAGGCCAGCGTTGTCCACCGCATCCATCGTGTCCACCACGCCCCCGGCCAGGTCACCGTTGTAGATGAAGGACTGTCCCTTATCTAGCTTCACGCTGAACTCGTCGTTGTTCTCGTTGCGAAAGATCAGCCCGACGAAATTGGTGTCATCCAAATTCGTGATGCGGATGTATACGACCTTGGTTTCATCGAATTGGCCAGCTGCTACAGCAGTCCCAAATGCCAAGATGATCTGCTCGGTAGTCGTGGCAGTCACGATACGCTTGCTCACCTCGTTTACCGAGGCAATGCTGAGCGTGTTCTCAGCACCCTGGTCACGACCATTGAGCTTGATCGTCTCAGTGATCTTCACCGTCATGGTTGCAGCTGTAACGGTGCTGGTCATGCTGCTGCCACCTCGTCATAGACAACACACCCGTTGATCGCACCATTCGTTGATGTGATCTGGAATGCCTCCCCCGCTTCGGTCTGCACCCAGCCAGCAGGATTGTACGGCAAGATGACGTTGAGGGCTGTTGCCCCGGCAATCTCACCAGTCAGCTGAGTCGACGCACTCTTCAGGGCCACGGTAATGCTGCTGCCAACCCCGGTGAACACAGCAGCCAGAATGCGGATCCTGTACCCGGTCGCGGCAGCCACGACTTCAGTCGTAGTCGCACTGCCCTGGTCGATGCTGGCGAACTTCTGACCAGAGCCTGCGAACACCGAGTTCTGCAGCTGGTCTAGAGCACTGGTTGTCGAAGAAACCATGCGTCACCCCGCTATGTTTGAACCTTGAGCCCGTCGATGTTGCTGTCGGTGGCGGAACCCAGGTTGATGAAGATGTGCGCATCATCGTCGTTATCAGCCGCCCCAGAGTTGATGATGATGCAACCCTTGGCGTAGCCAACGCTCCCGTCAGCCGGGGCATCCCCACCAGCACTGCCAAGGTCCTCGACCACGAGCAGCTTGTTTCCAGCCTCGTCAGACGCGATGACGCCGGTTGCGTCGTGAAGTTTGTGTCTGCCAGTCATCGTGTTCTCCTTACGTTCCCTGTCCCTTGTAGGTCACGCCACTGCTGAACAGGGTCATGCGACGTGGCCCGTACAACTCCCGACTGTCCGAGGAGTCCGCGTTGTACCCGTAGATATCCGACTTGTTGTCCTGGCGGTCCCGTGTCACCGATGTTATCAGAAATTCCTGAAAAGTCTGCCACATTGCACCACGCTCCCCGTCCATTCGGCGCTCCGCCTCGGACAGGCAGCTATACAGGATTGTCTCGCTGTGCTGGCTGATCCCATGCACCATGTCGCTGGAACTGATCGGCTTGTCTGGGAGGACCCTGTACCGATAAGTCAACGTGGCGTCTGACGTGACATCAGGCCAGAACATGATCTCGTATCTCGTGCCCTCAACCGTGCTGGACCTGCCCTTGGTGCGGATGGCCGCGTAGAACGGATCGTTGCTTGAGTAGCTCAGGTTGTAGTCCCGCTGGCGAAGCTCACGCATCCGGCCCTCGCCAACGAACTCGACCGGCTGCAGGGCATTGTCAGCCTGGGCGTAGGTCATCACCCCGAGAACATTCCCGAAATCGTCAGGCAGATCGTAATCGTCCTGATGCAGGGAGTACGTCGTGCTGGCAGACGAATCGGAAGAACTGGATGTATCGTCCAGCGTCAACTGCGAGTCGGAGTCACGGGTGTTGACCGTGTAGTTCACACCACTGATACCGATCTCGCCAACTGCGGCCCAGGTTGGCCACGTTCCAGCGGACAGGGTGACCACCCCGTTGGTGGCCGCGATAGTCCCCGTGGTGTAACTCGCGTTCAGCGACAACTTGGCAGACGGCATGAGGAAGGACCAGTCATGGGTCCTCCCCTCAACCGGGGGCGGGTGATAGAACTGACGCAGCCCGGAATGGCACGCACGATCGACAATGCTTTTGCGATCGGTGTCACTCTCATTGGTGTAGCCCTCCTCGTTCCCACCGAACAAGAACTCGTACACCTCGTTCCGGATGTCCTCCCATTTCAGGGAGAGCGTTGGCTCACTCATCCTTGGTCACCTTGTCCGGTCTCACCACCCTGACCCGCTCCTCGCCATCCAACTGGACACGAAGATGCCCCTTGGGGGTCAGCCCCAGGAACTGGGCGCGGAACATCTGCCCCTTCACATCCACGTTGATGAACTCACCAGTGTGGATGTGCTCCAGGTCAGACTCGTCGCTCTTCTCCAACTCGGCAATCCGACCGCTCAGGTACGAGATCTCGTTGCACAACGCGAGAACCCATCCACTCGGATGGCTCTCGGCATTGGCCATCATCGCCTGATTCTGAAGGCGGTTGAACGACTTCGAGACATGCTCGGAGATAGGACCCCCCAGCATGTGCTCAATACGCGAGCGGTTGACATCATCCATCGTGCATCACCCCGCCATACGAAAGTTCACAAACCGCTTCCACGACGGCTGGGTCCTTCTTGGCCGCAGACTTCTTCGGGGCCTTCTTGGCCACTGTCTTCTTCGGGGCCTTCTTGGCCACTGTCTTCTTCGCCACCTTCTTGGGGGCTGCCTTCTTCTTGGCCATGTTCCTTCTCCCTGCTTGGCACCCGAGGGAGTCCAACGCCCCCCCGGGTGCTGCGGCACCGGTTTACTACTCTTCGACTCCCAGTGCCCACCAGTCCATCTGCAACTTGGACTCGGCAGCTGTGCCGACCTTCGTCGCGAGCAGCAGGCTGAGTTCCTCGTCATCAGGGAAGGTGGCCGCATCCAGATTCGTCTGGGTGACGTAGACCGACTCTTCAACCCCGTTGTCGATGAAGATCTTGATCTTCTTGTCGTCCGGGTGATTGCCCGGGTCGTACAGGAATCCCATCTTCATGTAGGTGTCAGCGACCATGTCCGCGACATTCGCGTGAACCTGAGTGGTCTGACCAGCAGTTCTCCAGGTGAAGTCAAGCTCCTCGCCGTTGTCCTGAAGAACACTGAACCCGACCATGTCCTTCGAGGCCAGTGCGCCCGAGCCGTCGGCCAGCGTGTCAACTGCAGCCAGCCCTTCCTCGGCCAACCCGACGAAGAATGAGAGGCCGTTGTCACCGATGCTGGCCTTCTTGATCCGGCACTCGAAGGCAATCCGGCCTGCCCCAGTCGCATCAATCGCAACCATGTTTCCGGAACCACCGCCCGTTTGCATGATGCCTTC